ATATGTGCCATCTTCTCTACAATATAACCAGCTAGTGTCGTGTGAACTGAGTAAGAAGACTGCAACGACTTTTGGATATTTCTGTTTTGGATTTTTTTCATATGTCACACCCAGAGGGCTTTTATAAAAGTTAGGATTAATCTCTCTGTCGCCAGTCATCTGATCTCTCCTGATGGAACCAGTCTACCACATCCTCTGGTGAAGTGAAACCCCTTAAATGATTACTTGAATCAGGGTCTCCAATATTCAAGTTATTCAGAAAAGAATCGTTCGGATTCGCAGTGATTCGTCTAGCTTGTTGCAACATTCCTCTGGCAGATGTATTTGCCTTCGCTAATTTTTGTGCCCAAATCATATCATCTATACTTACTTCTGTGCCAGAGGCAATATCTTTGCAAATTGATTCCAACCGCAAACGGTATTGTGTTGATAACATAAACTAATGAGTAATATTAGTATTATCTATGCAATCATCAGCATCGCTTTTTGCAATTCTTTGGAATGCTCATATTCATCTTGTGCAATTTCAGCGATCTTTGTATCCTCCGGATGCCATGCAGCGTATTTAACATATGTTTCATAAGCATGCATCTCAATTTTCATATTAATATCATAAGCATTAACAGGATCAGCAAAGTAATATGCGACCATGATCCAATAATAAATTAAAACTAAATGCTTCGCCAAGAATCTATCAATCCAATATTCATCGCCACCTCTTCGTTCCATTTCTTCAAGGTGCTCTGTTTCATTGAGAGCCTGATAAAAATGTTCTTTCATCAGGTATATATGATCTTCTCCACGAAGTCCTAATGATTCACGAAAATGTAAAACACTTATAAAAGAAAAATAAGGTGCTCTCGCAATAACTTCCAACACCCAAAATCTTTGAAAATGTCTATTTCTATAGAGAAAATCAAGAATGTAGATGGTAGTGTCTAGCACCCAAGTATTAAATTTTTTCATACATATGCTACTTTTGGTAGTAAGTAAAGTGCTAATGCTATTGATCCTAGAATAAAAAAGGAGGATCTGATGGGTAAGTCTCTCATCTAATCCTCCTTGAGTATTTCATACAGAGAAAAAGGATGTTCGTGTAGATACGGAACATCCTCTCTTGCGTTTCTTGCTGCTTCAAATGCATCTTCTGCGTATTCACCTATTTCATGGTGTTCGTTCTTTTGGTCGTGCCAACCTAAAGTGTAGTGGGACATGATAGTTTCAACTCCATTACATCACTATTTATTATAACAGAGTAGGTAAAAATACGCAGTTGTGTGTGGGTTTCCTTACTTATCTTTTTGTGGAGGAACTGCAGTTGCAATCTGCATAGGTGCTTGCTCAATACGGATAGTTTGTGCAGGGGCAGTTTGTGATGCAGCTGCAATTAACTTCTCCATATCCCCTTTACTTACACCACCACTTGCACCACCCTGTGCACCTCTCTTGGAAGTAGTGACCCCAAAAGTGGCCAGAACTCCTGTGAAAACTGAAGCTATAAATGTCGGATCTAGATCCTGCTTCGGTATTTTAAGTGCCTCTGGTAATTCAACATAGGCCAAAGTCAAGATAGCCCCTGACCAAATCAATATTCCCAGTCTCACGAAAGTAGAGAGGATCATTAACTGCTCTTCTTTATCTTCCGCGTGTTCTTTTAAATTACCAAAGAAACCTTTCTTCTTTGGTTCTTCTTTTTTAATTTCTTTCTGTTCTTCTGCCATAAAAAAATACCGCGTTAGCGGTATTATTTAGTATATTAATCCTTTACTAGAAAGGTGAAGGTATTGATGGAGATGGTGACGTTGGTGCATCTGACGAGGGACTTGGTAATGGTAGTCCTGCTCCTCCTATTGCTCCTCCCAAACCACCGGTTACTGACTTCAATGCCTCAGTTTTAACTCTATCAATAATAGAATCCTTATTGAGATATAGATAACCGCCAATACCAACAACGGTGAGAGATACAATGCCACTAAAGATAGCAAATCCATTGATAATTTTCTGCATGTTTAATTTACGTTTGCGATATATTTATTCGTCTAACATAGGTTCCATCATTATCACAAATAACCCTGCTAACACAACTGTGCCCGAAAAGATCATTAAAAAATACTGTAATACGTGTGTCCAATTTGTTGGGTTCATGAGAAACCTACGACTCCTAATATGCTTATGGTTATTGATCCCATGAATACCCATGGAACAAACCTAATTGGGATTGGATGTTTTTGAAATTTCATATCAAACCGGCTGCTCCTGCAGTGATTCCGATTGTAACAAAAAAACCAAACTCTAATAGATCTCTTGACCCTGTTGGTATTGAATTAAAAAGAACTTCCAATTGAGTCATTTTAGCTTGTGCTCCTCAGCTGTAATTTTATGCGTATACGTATTGAAGAATAGTCTCGTTTAAAAAGATGTATGCTGCAATACCTGAAATGAAAATTGTTTGATACATGTGAGTAATAATACTTAATATAAGTATATATACTCTGTTAAGTTTTGTCAAGTAAAGAAATAATTAAAATTACTACACCTAACATTGCTAAACGTCCATTCCATCGTTCAGCAAATTTCC